ATGAAAAAAACTGAAAATGATGTACTTACTTTGTATGTAAATGCACTACAAGGTATGACTATTGCAGCAAGTATGATGACTCTAGCAATGCTTTGCAATGAAGTTAAAGAAGACTGGCCAGAATTTGAAAAGCTTCTGAATATCTATCAGGAGTTCGATAAACTAAATCGTAAAGATTGTCATAATAAAAATAATCCTAGCAACAAGACTCTAAATACCGGTAAGACATTTCTTCAAGAAATCAAAAATTTTAAATTTCATCCAGATGCACAAAACCAGGATATCCAGGAAATAATTGATAATACAATTGAAACAACACAATTGTTATTATCATAAAATTGTTGTGACGAATACACAAAATTTATAAAAAAAAAATTAATTAAATCTCATTATTCTCATTTTTTGAGAATGAGATATTTTATTATATAACCAACTTGCAAGATACAGGGAGTTATTTATTAACTTCCTTAATTCCGACGGGAGTTAGAAATCTTAATTATGGAGGAAAAAACTATGGCAGTATTTCACATGGCAAACCATTCTTATGAAATTAATTCATATGCAGATTTGGCATCAGTACGCGCTCAGCTTGAAGAACTTCATCGCCAGAAACGTGTATCTGATAATACATATGAAATTAAGATGAAAGAATTGGATCGTTTTCCACAAAACCATCATTTGACTAAATAAATGGTAATAGAATGCTGCCATGCGTTTGGCCGACCATGGCAGTTTTATACTGTTTTATAATAAAGGTATTGCAATGAGTAAAGATTATTCAATAACACTTAAAGAAATTAATGATGCAATCCTGGATTGTCATAAAGGTATTACAAGTTTTACAAAAGCAGTAGAAGAATCTTTATATGATATTGAGGATTCTTTCTCTAATTTGTCAAAGAGTATTGAAGTTTACAAAAAAAAGATTCAAGCATATAGAGAACAGGATGTTCCAGTAATTGAACCAATGGATAAAGATACACCTTCATCATATCCTGGAAAAGAAAACTTTGATGCTAAAATTAATTCAATCTTGAATCGTGCTTGCAAAACAAAAGCAAGAGAAGCAATATATTTAATTAGAGACAGTGTTTTATGTAAAGATAAGGAAATTAAAATAAAACAACTTGAAAGTCTAATTTATTCTCTAAAATATTCATTGCCATTTAAAATCTATGTTTTATCAACTATCGACTCTTATATTCCTTATTCAGTTGGCAAACTTCTTAATTGGAGAATTAAAAAATGGCAAAAAAAATTTGCAAATAAAAACTTGAAAAAAGATAATTGGAAGTATATTGGTTATGCACAAGATTTAAAAGAAGCTTATCATTATGTAGAAAATAATGGATTTTCATGGGGAGGTAAAATCCATCTTTGTACAGATCCGGATGATGAATGTACTAATAATTTTGTTAAAATGGAAGGTGAATATTTTACAGAATATTTTGATTCTTACGCAAAAGGTCCGTTTGGTCATTTATTTAACTTTCGTAAAAGAGAAACAGTTTGTCTTTTTTGTTGTAAAAAATTTTATTATGAATGTTGTTCATGTAAACCAGTAATAAACAGGTTTAATGAACTATATTTTCAGTATGCAAAGTGTTGTAAAAGTTGTTATCGTAAATATGTAAAACCAGCAAAGAAAAATGAGCAATTTGCTCAAAAAATACAATCTGATTTTAAGCTTTATCTTTAATAATCATAGGAGTTTTTTATGAAAGATATAATTGTAAAATATATAAGAAGTAAAACAGCCAGTGCAGTCATTTCCATTAACGGAAAAGAATATGAAGTCAATTCGAGCTTTTCAATTTTAAGTAAAATCTATAATGAAATGTATAATACAAATTTATCTTTCTCAGATATTGTAGAGAAATACAATAATCAGACTAAGATTTCTTCAATTTGTTGTTTTTGCCATAAAGATTTTCTGGGTTATGGTAATTCAACTTGGCCAATTTATTTTAAAGAAGATGGTGAAAAATATCGTTGCTGTGATGATTGTAATAATCTTTACGTAATTCCATCCCGTAAAGATAAAAGCCTTATTATGAATTTCCGTAAACAATTTGGTATTGATTACTCAAATTACCCAAAAAAATAAATTGAGCATGTAAAAAAAGCTTCCAAAGCTCTCTCCGATGTCCAGCCCCCAAGCCTTTTGCGAGGGGGCAATTCTTTTGCTTTAACCTCTCCATTCATTCCTAATCACAAGCCCCAGCCAGACCCGCTGCCCGTTAGTAGCCATTCGCTTAAATCCTTTCTCGCTCATCCTAAGACTGAGCCACTTCTGCGACATAACACGCTCATTGTTCTTATTGCACCATTTAATATAAGTTTCATACAGAAGCTTAGTATGCAGCCGCCACTTAAGAGACGCGTCAATTTCAAGGCAGTCATTCACAAAAGTTCCAACCGCATCCATATCCATTCTGTATTCTTCATTCGCCTGGCGAACAGCTTCCGGCTCTTCAAGTCCTTCCTTCTTCCACATCGCATAGCCCGAAATTAACCAATTCAAAATCCCAGAGTTCTCAGCAATCAGTTTTTCCGTAAGCTTTTTATCTCTCTGTTCCGGCGGAATGGTCACAGTAAAAGGAATCATCTTGATACGTCTCCAGATACCGTTATCAGCTCCACGGATTTTCGGCTTATGGTTAGTCGCCATAAAAATCTTAAAAGTAGGCTTAAAAGAAAAATACTCGCCATACAAGAATCGTGCTGTCAAAGCATCCTCACCGGTAACGCTCTTAATCAGGCTTTCACTCATAGGACTTCCTTGCTCAATCTCGCTGGTGGTAACAAGACGAGCCCCCTTAAGACGTGCAAGGTCATTACTTTGTTCTTTATTCTTTTTAGTAAAAGTTTCAATTCCTGTGCTGCAGCCATAGTCTCCGAACAATTGCAAAAGAACATTTAAGAAAGTTGATTTTCCATTTGCACCAGTTCCCCATAGAATAAAAAGACACTGCTCACTAACATCACCTGAAAGGGCATAGCCACAGGCTTTCTGTATAAACTTAATCAACTGAGTGTCATTGTTGAAAATCTGCATTAAAAACATTTTCCAAGTCGGACAGTCCGCATCCTTGTTGTAAACAAATAGACTCTTCTTTGTGATAAGGTTTTTAATATTCGGTTCCTTGGCTTTTCCATTTTTCAGATTCAGCGTCAGCCCCTCAACATTAAAAAGATAGATATCTGTATCAAGCTCTTTTTCAATTACCTTGATAGAAGGCTGCATTTTCAAAAGTCCGACAATTGCCTGAATACGGCGGAAACTTTCACTCTTAACAAGATGTTTTTCAAACTCCTGTTTCAAAAGCTGGTCGGGAATATAACGCTGGATTCTGTACATCTTATGAATAAAAATAGGAATGCGCTCCTGCACAAAACCACGGGCATCAATCTCCCAGTTAGTTCCGTTCCACACAAGAAACTTATCCCAGGTAATACAGTAGCGGATAGAGTCTTCATAAGCTCTCAAAAAGTAAAGCGTGTTCGTAAGGTCGGTAAACTGCATTTCACCGCTTACGTATTTATTCGCCTTCATTTCAAGACCGATTTCTTCGAGGACCGCTTTTTCATTTTTAGAAAAATCTATTTCACTCATCTATCATTCCGTTTTCTTTTAAAAGTCTGTACATCTGAATCAGCTTAAACTGCAGCTGCCCATAGCCATCCATTACACCATATTCCCCGGTCTTTTTATCAATTTCATCCATATGCTCATAAATCAAAATTAAAGAACGAGGATAATCAACAAAGCGCTCCAAAGTAAACCAGGCCGCAAACTTTTCAGCTTCTTCGCTTGGCTTCATATCTGGAAAAATCTTAAACTTTTTATAAATATCTACATCATCACGAAGCGTCAGGTAAAATTCTTTCGCCTCATTCCAACAGTCCATTGGAATGTAATCCTGCGACACCTTTATATTTCTTTTCATAAGCAGCCAGCCTCGTGAACAAAAACTTTCACAGCTCTTCCGGCCGCAGTTCTGTCATCATCAAAAATAACTTCCGGCCAGATGATCCACCAGCCTTTAAGGTCAATGTCATTTTCATCTACCACATCGTAGAAGATGATTCCGTTCTCAACATCTTTTACAACTGCAGGAAAGTTCACCACATTTCCATCAGGCTTCCTCGCCCAGATAGAAACAGTCTCATAGCCCGAAAGGTCGCACTTAGTATCAATAAGAATTCTTAATTTTGATTTCGCTCTGAAAAGCCATTTCATATACTTCCTTAAAACCTCCGCGGTAGCGGGCGCGCATGGATGCGCGATATCGCAGTTTTGCGACAGCGAAACTGCAACATCTAAAATTACATGGATGTAATTTTAGATGTAACACTCCAATTCAATCTCTGTCGCAATCGGACAGAAAAAAGTCACCACATTATTTGCTTCTCTGATTTTTCCACGGATCCAATCCCAGAAACCCATAACAGTTTGAACCGCCCTGAAGAATAATCGTGAGGCAAAAGGTAAAGCCGCCAGTTGTACTTCATCAAGATTATTGCGAAAGGCAACTTGTTTTCTTATGACCTCAGTTACAATCTCAGGTTCAAGCTGCAGCAATCTTTTCCAACTTAAAGTTTTCCCAATCAAATCTGCAGGCACTAAAGCATCATCGCCGCTTCTAAAAAGAAGCCTCTGGTAATCTTTTAATGCAACAGGCTCAAACACATCATTAAACTGACGTGTCATAAAATGCTTGCGGCCCAAAAGAGTAGCCATACTTTTTCTTTCAGAAAGCAGCCTTGCAAAATACATCCTCTTTGCAAAACTATCAGAAACTCCCAGTCCGTGGTTTCCGGCATTTCTTAAATGCAGCTGATGTCTTCCAGCAGTTCCAGTCACAGCTTTTATTTCACTAATAATCTTTTTCAAAACAGATTTTCTGTTTACTGCAGAACTCACATTTATGACAGCCGATTCATTCACAGCGTAATTAAAATTATCTGGCGTAACATCATGAAAAGTTATATAGAAGCTCGGGTAATCGTTTATCTGGCGCCTGCTTACATAACAGTCTTCAAGATATCCTCCAGTCAAAACATCATAAACATCATCATCCTCATACTCAGAATAATCCCACAGAATGTCGTAAGGTGTTACTGGTATTCCGCTACTAACTGAATTATCCCAGACTAAAACGGGAATTGGAGAATAGAGCCCAAAGTAAAGCGGATTCTCATATGTTTGCCCATTTTCTGTATATCTTCCCCAGATATATTCATCAACATAAAGTGTTACATGAATCCATCCTGATTCGCGGCCAACAAGAGAAATTTTATCATAATTATAATTTATCATTCCCCACCATTTACCAACTGGTCCATAACGTGGATCATCGTTGCTGGATGCAATAAAAGGCAGAATGTAAAAATAAACAGGGTCATAACAATAATTCCAGAAATCAGAAGTAGTCGGTTTGCGATAGTAATAATAAAATTCTATCGCAAGTTCTCCGTCATCCCTCTGGTCATAGGGTGGAAAAAACTCATAAACAAAAATGTAGTCTTCTTCATAAAGCTCTACATCCGCAGTTTTTCCGCCAAGACCTTGTTTCCAGATATAATTGCTTTTAAGATAATTAGTTCCTATATGCTGATTACCTGCTATAGTGGTTCCCATATTAAGCTCCGCTTACAGTAATCTGCCAGTCAATCTGAAGGCTGTCTGCAGAAGTCACGTTTACACTCGGAGTAATCTGAGCATAAGCCAGGCACTTAGCCGCAGCTGTGTTTCCGTTCATCAAAGCAACTTCGTTAATTCCGTTTGCATTCAAATCACCTGCAGCAAAACTTGTGCGGTAAAGAACAACATTCTGTCCGGAAGAACCAAAAGTCGCCTGTGTTTTTGGAAATGTAGAATCCAGCTTTTTGAAAGAACCAGTCGGAGTATTTACTCCAGTGTTGTTCTTAGGAGTAGAACCGGTCCAGCCGGTTCCAACTCTCATGTAGCCGTTTGTCGCATCCACCTTTGTCAAAGTCGGATTACTAATCATCAAATCAGCAATCATTCCATCGCCCTGATTTGTGATAGTATTATGATGTTTGAAAATCATCGGCTTTGCAGGCAGACGCAACACACGTCGCCAGAATCCATTTTTGTAATACTTCACATTTCCATTACAGTCACGAACAGTAACAGTAACCAATCCACGAACTTTTCCTTTACTTGAAATCATTTTATTAGTCCTCCAATAATTCCAAACACAAGCGACGTAATAACTACGCCACCAGTACCACCAATCAAAGCCCCATAAAAAAAATGATTCTGTTTTTTCTGGGCTTCTTCCTTCAATCTTTTATTTTCCGCTTCAAGAGCCAGCTTCTGTTTTTCCAGCTGGTCAGCTCTCTCTTTTTCAAAAGCAAGCTCGCCACCAGTTTCCAGTAAAGCAGCCTTAACTGCCTCTTGAGCAGTTCTCTCAATTTCTTCTTCCGCAATTTGCATAACTTCCTCAATTGTCAGCTCGCTGGCAACGTCGGCGGAATCTTTCTTTTCCGTCGGCAATTGCGTCGCAGACTGAGCCATAAGATTCTGACAAAGTACGAGCATCACAAGCAGAAATACGCTTAATTGCTTCATCACGTTTCTTTGCAGCTTTCGCATTAATATCCTCCGTGTCATCAGCGGTGGTTGAGTTTGGCGAAACCACCTCATGTTCTTTTATAAAGAGAACCGTGAATATCGCCACAAACACAGCCCCCAGCCAAACAAAGATTTTCTTAATCACTTCCCAAAGCTTCTTCATCCGTTTCCTTCTTTGAATATTTGAAGTCCTTAAACTTCTGGACTTCACGGCCTGCAATCACAGTCAAAGCAATCGTAAGCCATTCAGCGTTCCCAATAACACCAAAGCATCTGAGCACCGTAGCAACAATAAAAATCACAAACTTAATGCTCAGCATTTTCTCAACAAGTCTTTGAAAACGAAAACTAATCATGCGCCTTTCTCCTTGCTCAAAAGTTCAGCAAATTCAGTAAACTCATAATCAGCCCCAAATAAATCAGAGCGTTCATCACTTGCTTTCTGCAACGCACGTCTGTCTAAGCCGCGGACCACAACCGTATAATCCATAGCGTTATACACTGGCCTCATATCACTAAGAGAGCGGAGCACCGCATAAGGCTCCACGCAGTTCAGCACAACATCAGTTCCGGCAACCCCAGCTACATGAGCACATTCGCCTTCATGGTAAAGTCTGTTTCCAAGTTTCCTGTCATAGTTAGAAATAAAGAAAGCAGCTTTAATGTCTCCTGCATCCGGCTGTTTCTTTGTAAAAAACTTTTTGTATAAAGCATCTGCAGTAACTCTAATTCCGCAACCAGTTGCAAGAAGAAGAGCAAGACATACAGTGCCGGAACAGTCAGCTTCAAGCAGATTTTCTTTTCCGGAAACATAATGCAGAAACTGCATACGTCCCAGGTAATACTGATACCGCTGTGCCTCAGTCAAATCTTCCGTCAGTTCTTTCTCAGCTTCCAGCATTAGCCTTATTTTCAAATCACGAATCTTATCATTCATAAGCCCCTCACAATTAACGTGATTACAGTGACCGCCACATTAAAGCAGGAAATCACACAGGCAATGAGCGCCATGTTTCTTCCGGCCTTGCCGCTGTCCGCTTTAATATGTTCTTCAAGCCGTCTGGCAGTTGCACACACATTTGGATTAAACTGGCAAGCAGTAGACCTCGTATCAAGGCAGTCCATTCTTTTTTCTACAGCTTTCTTAAACTCCTTCATTTCAGAACGGAATCCCGAAAGCTCCACCTGTAAGCCGTTCATCGACTTAACCAGTAATTCAACATTTTCTATAATGCACCCCCTGAACCTAAACCCGCGTTACCCAGATTTCGCTGGAGAAGGCTTCTTCTTTTTTGTATCTGAATGTGAGTTCATCAATTCTCACTTTCTTAAAATTTGATTGAGTGTTGAGCCTGATATCCATAAAGGCCCCAACGCGAGCATGAATCAGAGGAATAAAAGTTGTAAGGTAATAGCCGCCTTTGCAGTTTATGCAATCCTGCAGAAGATCATTTGCACGTCTCTGGCAGAAAGGCTCGCCATCAAATAAATCATCACTTAAAAACTTTGAAGTAACGTTACGGACAATCTGACCCTTGGCCGCAATCTCGTTATCGTCTTTCACAAAGATGCTGTAGTTAATTTCAGAAATAATTGCACGTCCAGTAATGGCAGCTTTACGAAGACCGATTAATTTTCCATTACGATTTAATTGAATGATTGCGCGGTCTTTGTAAGTGCTTGTATCGTATTGCACGATAACCGGCTTATCCTCGCTGGTAACTTCAATTGCGTCTAAGAAGTCATGCTCAGAATCAAGCTGGTCCGCATACACAACATTGCGAGTTTTACCTTCCTCATTCTTAGCGGTGTAGATAGCCTGATAATCATTGTCAGAAATTATCTTTCTAGAATCATCTGTGAATGGATAATAAGGCTGCATATCCTCGTCATACCAGACCGGCGCATCAGAGTATGACCAAAGCTCTTGTCTTTCTGTCTGTACATAACGCGTATATTTCAATCTCACATTATTCGCATACTTATCATTGTTATTAAAAAATCTGTAGTGAGTAATTTCCTTTTCATCCAGAGTAAAGCAGCTTTCCTCGCTGTATTCGTTTTCCCTGTCATAAGGACTTTCAATAAAAGAGAGAGTCAGATCCTTACCACATTCCACAACAGCGTCATAAGCCTTAGCCAGAGCGCAGAGTTCTTTCCAGGCAGAACCCACTACAACTACATAAGGAATATCAAAAGGAAGCGAGCCACAGTTAATCTCATTTGCATTAAGTCCGCCACGTTTTGCAATAATATGAACAAGAGAGTTTTCAGGATTAGTTCTGTCGCAGACAACAGAGTGAACAATAGTCTGAGCGTCAGTCCAGTTACGCTGCAGCTTAGTGTCATCAAGCTTCGAACTCAAATCAATTAAGCGTACCTTGGTAGTCTTATCAAGAAAGCCTGTCTCCTGAGATTGGAATCCGTTGTCATCAACAAAAAGATGAAAGCGGAAGAAGGTATTTTCTCGCTCACCAAAGCAATACCAAATCTGGATGCCTAATCCCGGAGCATACTCAGAATTATTTTCTATATCATAGATGCCTTTCAAAAGAAGCTCGCCGCAATTCATAATGCCGCCGGCCTCTGTGTTGTAACTGGTGATTATACATTCAAGAATATCTGAATCCGGAAGGTATACATCGCCGCCGGCAAGTTCAAGTACAATACGAACAAAAGGACGTGCATCAGTATTGCGGATTTTATTTTCAACTTCAGGCGGTAATTCGTAAAATCTCATAGCACCACCTGTGTATTCTGTTCAGAGTTTCTGATATTAAAAACAATATGACTTTCAACCACAAACTTCTGATAGCACAAAACTGTATCAGCGCAGTTAATGTCGGTAAGGCTTCCGTTTGGTCTCAAGTCATAAAGGTCCAGGCTCACACCGTCTTTCAAATCAATGACGATAGAAAGCTTTTCAATCTTATCGAGGGAAGGATAGAACTTTTCTGTTAGCGGAAAATAAAGAGTAATTTCAAACTTTGTTTTTTCAGTGAAGTTTCCTCTTAGTTCAAAGCGGTAAATCAGTGGCAGAGTGTGCAGGTCTGCAATAATAGAGTGACCGTCATAGTAGTAAGTACGGCAGCTCGGCCATTTCATATCCGGCACATTAAGCGGCCAGTTTTCTGTGTATGAGTTATCACTGTCTTTTACATCAAGTCGGAAGTAAAATGGATTCCCGTTTTCAGCTCTAAGCTCAAATGCTTTTGGAAGTACATTTTTATAAATGAGTTTTTTACAAACTCTATCTGCATATAAATCAAAACTTTCATTGTTGTTAAAAAGCAAAAGGAACAAAGCCAAAACACACTGGTATTCAAGGCGTGTTACAAAACAGCCTTCAATCGTTTTTCCAGTAATAACGTTTATCTCTCTGTTCCTTTCACCAATAACGCCAGGCAGAGCGTAGCCTTTGGACGCAGTGCGTACAGTTTCCTCGCTGTAAGGTAGTGGATAATAGTAACCGTCTTTTGTCACAGTCAGTGTGCAGCTCTTTCCCTGAATCATCATAGGGAAATTGTAAGCTACAACTGATAACAGCAACTGAACAAAATGTTTGCACCTTTATGCAAAAAGTGTATGACTTTGCAAACTTTTTGCATGAAGTTGGAAAGTATTTATTGTATTACTTCAAAATCCTGTCTAATTCCATCACATTTAGGATAGTATTTACATTTTATCATTTCGTAATAACCGACTGCATCAAACAATTCCAATGCTGTAGAATCTTTATAAGCAAATTCTTTTCCGCATTTCTTGCATCTAACTTTAGAAGCTAATGTTGTACCAGAAGGCATGAATTGTAAATCATATATTAAGGTCTTTTCTTTTTCCTTTTCTTCTAGCAGATTTTCAGGTTTCATTTATCTATTCTTCCAAATAAATGCGTTTAGTTTCCTTCATCCAAACTTCAATGGCATCTGTGAATGCCATATTTAATTCAAGTGGGCTATCAAATTTCTTTTGAGCAGCATCTGGATTAACAGATTCAATAAGTTCATCAAGACGAGGAATATCTTCACCTTTTTGAGGATTATAAGTTTGAATAGAAATTGCAAGTAATCCAACATCACAACCCCAGTCATTTGCAAATGTTTCAATAACTGTAGAAAATTTATCCTCTTTCCATTTTGCAAAAGCAAGGTCAGCTGTTACGTTTGATGGAATTTTTCCTGCATGAATATCATCAACAAATGCTTTTAAAAGCTCAGCTTGGGAAGCATTACCTTTATTCGAGAACTCTTGAATTTTTTCAAGAATAAGGCGAATAGATTCATTATCAATAGACAATGTTGTACCATTAGCAGAAACTTTTTTACCAATTAAATCAAGAATATAAGGAGCATTTACTGTAATTACATTTTCAACTTTAATATCACCCTCAAGCTTTCCTGGAATAAATGGTGGTTGTGGTATTTTTTTACCAGGGAACAAGTTCTTATAAGCACCTGTATAGTTATCCCAAGAGGCTTGTGAACATGCAAACGTATTTTTATCCCAAACTGCTTCATAATATTGAGATACTTTTGTCATTTGTGCTGCTGCTTTTTTGTAGGCATCTTCAAAAGCTGACATTTTTGCTTCATCAGTTTTTAAATCTGCCCATTGTGTAGGATCAAGAAGAATTTCTTCAACCTTCTTCAAAAGAACATTCATTTTTTCAACAGCAACTTCATAAGTATCAACAATAGCAGGACTGTTAGAACCACCAGAACCATAAAGTTTTAATGCTTTATTAACAGCTTCTTCTGTAATAGCTGGCCATTGATAGTTGATAATTGTTCCAAATTCCTTTTCAGGTCCGTAAAGTCTGTTAGTGCGTGAATAAGCCTGTACAAGTCCCTGCAATTCTAAAGAACGATCTACGTAAAGAGTATTCAAATATTTAGAGTCATATCCTGTAAGTAACTGGTCAGCAACAATAACAAGGTCAATATTTTTATCATTACGACCACTACCACCTCTAGCAAGTCTGTAAATCAGATCTTGGAAATAAGCTTCTTCATTATTCTTTTTATCTGCACTACCAAATAAGAATTTTTGTCCAGTGAATTTTTCATATTGTTCAAAAACTTTTTTTGCTTGTTCTGCAGTTGTCTTTTTCTTATCTTCTTCAGTTGCAAAGCTTATAGTAACTGCTATGTTTATTGGATTTGGATTATTAGCCTGTTGTTTATTAAACTCTTCGAGGTAATCAATAGCTCTATCTATACGACCAACAGTTAATATTGAATTAAAGTTTCTATATTGGCTCTGATGTTCCCAGTTTTCAAGTATATCTCTTACAACTTGAGGAATATGTTTGTCATCAGAATATTTTATCAGACCGTATTCCTTTGCTTTTTTCTCCAATTCAAGTTTAGACATAGCTGCTGCTTTTGATTGTGCTTCATGTTTAGTAAGCTTATCATCTTCGGCCATTAGTTGTGTCACAATTTTGTCTCGCAAATCGTCATAACTCTTGAATTCACCAGTATTCATAAATTCAACATGGAAACCAAGTACATTTCTATCACGAATAGCCTCATCAATTGTGTATGAATGTAAAAGAGGACCAAAAAGTTTTTCGGTGGTGTCAATTTCTTCAGCAATTACATTTCCATTGGCATCTACAGTATTTCTTTTCATGCCAGTTGCATTATTTTCAGTAAAGAGTGGAGTTCCTGTAAAGCCAAAGAAAAGACCATTCTTCTTAAAGAAGGTTGTTATGTTTACCATCATTTCACCCATTGTTGTTCTGTGGGCTTCGTCAATAATGAAAACAAAACGTTTATTATCTAAACTTGTATCTTTCTTTTCTACAAGTTCTTTTACAAGATTATTAAGTTTGAAAGTTGTGGTAACTACAATACCATTTCCAGGTGCTTTAATTTTTTGTTTAAGTTGATATGTAAAATCGGTATCATCAACAGTGACAGCTTCGTAAGCTGAATAAGCATTAAATCTTCTGGAAGTATTAGCATCAAGTTCTCGTCTATCAACCATAAAAATGATTTTATCAAAGCCGGCTCGTGTACTTAAAAATAAAGCTGTTTTGTATGATGTTATTGTCTTTCCACTTCCTGTAGTATGCCATGTAAAACCACCATGAGGTATACCATCAGCACCTGCATCTTTACCAGCTGCAGCAAGTTCTATAGCCTGTAGTGCATAAACCTGATAAGGTCGCATAACCATGTGGTAACGATCATCTTCTGTGTCACCTTCATTTATAACAAGATAGTCTCCAACCATCTGATGTGCCATTGGAATATAAAGGAAATGCTTACAAATCTCTTGCCAGCCATTTATTATATTATTCTTTGCATCAGACCAATGGAAAGCAAATTCTCTTTTAAAAGAAGCAAGATTTTTAGGAGTAGCAAAATATTCTGTTGCCACTTCACTAGACATTACCATCATCTGGCTGAATGCCATAAAATTATTTACATATTCACCAGCTTCGTAGTATCGTTGAAATTGTTCCCAAGCAAGATCTAAAGATTTATCAGCCCGTTTTAATTCTATATTGATTAAAGGTAGACCACAAAATAGGAGCACTATATCAAAACGATTATTATTATCACTCCATACTTCACGTGCAATTTGATAGTGACTGTCACCACCAATTACATCAGCTTTATGGAATATAGTAAGGGTTATTTGTTTTTGAGTTACTTTAGGATTTGCATCACGATAAATACCGTCAATTTTTCCTTTGCCATTTTCAGCTGCAAGAATCTTTGCTGCTTCATAAGAGTTTTTAATCTGGCATACTTTAGCCATTACTTGCTTAAACTCAGTGTCAGTAAGTTCAACTCCTTCAAGCTTATCTTTATTGAGACGATTAAGTTCATTACGCCAGTTTTCAATAAGAGTTTGCACAGAAACTTTATGTGTATTACCATTTAATTCTGGTGTTGCTTCCCATTTATATTTTGTAAGTTCTTGAACAAATTTTTCCTGAAAAGCTTTTTCACTGGCATCCTTTGGTGTGTTACTCATACAAACATCTCCTTAAGATAGGATTCTTTCAGATTTTTTAATTTATTTAGTTGTTTCTGATAAATATTAATTTTATCTTCTAATTTACAGAAAAATTCACCTATTTTTTGTTGTTCAGTTAAAGAAGGATATGGTATCGGCATTTCAAAAAAAACTGAATCTTTAATTGAAAAACGGTCAGATCGTGCACCTGTATCACCATTAAAATACATAAAATTGTGCCAAGTACCACTTTTAAAAAACCATTCAAGATAAGAATAGTCAACATTCTTGGTTCTAAAAACTGTATATAAAGGAGACATAACTCCAGGTCTTCCAAGTTTATTTCTATTTATGGGCCCAACTGGTGCAGTAGTTGAAATTCTTGGATTATAAACAAAATCATTATCTTGTATAATGTAATACCCACTAAGATTATCTTCATTTGATACATCATGCTCAAAATAATCTCTCTGACTTATAACACCAAATTCAGCTGAGTTTGTAAATGTTTCAGTAATTGAGTTTAAGTTATTCTTTTCTGATACTTTCGAAGCAATATCACCTAGTTTCTTTATTTCCCAATTATCCTTAAAACCTTCAAAGCGTCTTTTAGGTTGTATTTCATTATTTTGAGGAAACATCTCTTTTAGATATGAAAATTTTATTTTTTTTATTTTTTCAATCTTTTTTTGATGTAATGTAATATTTTCATCTATTTTCTGAAGAAATGTACCAATTTTTATTTGTTCGTTAATGTCTGGTAAATTAATATCAAATGTTTTTAAAGATTCAAGGGATAAACTTTCTCTTACACTTCCGCTTAATCTTAATCGCATTTTATTCTTAAATGTGTTAGTTCTGAAATAATTATAAAAATATGTAGGGTCTAAAGTATTTTTTACTTTGAAAACCTCATACATTGGACTAATGATACCAGTTTCATATTTTTCTAGTTTCGCGATGGATCCAACATTGATTCTTGAAGGATTGAAAGCAAAATAATTTTTATGTAGAACTTTATAATTACTTTGATCTTCACTGGCAACTTGAAATCCTTCAAATATTTCAGATTGTGGTACAAGACCAAATTTATTACTAACTGAAAGTACAATTCTATTTTCATCGTTTCCATTTCTTTCAAATACGTCTTCTATTAATTCAGAAATTTGATGAGTATTATAGTCGTTTGTAAATTCCTTAAATCTTAATTTAGGATTATTAATTATCTTACTCATTTTGTTACCACCAATTGATTACTCATTTCTTCAATATCTTTTTCTAATTTAGAAATGTAATTATCTATTTCATTAAGTGTTATTCCGTAGTCTTCATAAAGTTTTTTTACTTTATTAATTTCATTTTCTACTGGTTTTAAAACTAAATTTTCTGCATCTTCTTGTAATGTTGAAAACCATTTCTTTTCCATAATGATATTTATCTCTTCATTAGTTAGATTTGGTATTTTTTCCATTACTTTTTCTTTTAGTTCTTTTTGTTTAATTTTTAAGCTTTTCTCAGAGGTTGATTTTTCATTTAAAACATTTTGTACTTCTTCGTAAAATGTTTTATTTGAATTATTCAATTTTAATAATGCACCTAATTTTGTTTTTGTTATTCCATCACCAGCTGCATTTAAGGCTTCATCTAATAATCCTGCATTATCATTACTTTCATCTTGATTATCTTTAATATATTGGTTTATTTTTTCTTCCAGTTTTAAAACTTTCTCTTGCAATTTAATCATTTCATTATAAATATCTGAAAAAATTATTTTCGCAACCAAATTATTTGGTACTATAGCGCCTTTTACTCCATCTTGTTCTTCATGTCGTTCTTTACCTTGTCCTTTTATTATCATATTAGGTATTGTAGTACGGCCAGCTTCAAAATAGCCTTTTTCAGCTATATAAACAAAATCTTTCGTTAAATTATCTTTCCATAAATTTGCAATAAGTTGATATGCTTCATAATCATCAATAAAATCAAATTTCTTAATTTTATCCATGATATCTAAAAGCATTTCATTTTTGAGTTCAATTACATTCTTTTGAGATGAGCCTCTCTCAAATTTTTGTATTTTTTCAAAATATCTTTTTGAATAATTAATTATGATGGCTTTAATTTCTGTGATTTTTTCTTGTACACCCTTTGATTCTATTATCTGATTAGAAAAGGTATCTATAGAAAATTCCATTTTTAAATAACCTTTTCTAAGAATTGAAAAACTTTTGTTTATTACATCATTAGATAATTCATTTAATACATTTAGTTTTTTTATATCGGATTCTGGTATGCCACCTAATAAATGAGCTTCAACATCTCCACCTAAATCATAAGCTTTATTATTTACATAACGTAGTATGTTGAGATTATAATCATTTGCAATAATTTCTTGTTTTGTTGCTAGATGACAAAAGCCAGGGATTTCCTGTCGAGCAATATAGGCATCAACTATTTTGGCAATATCTCGTTCGCGTAAAACATTTTGTTTTCCTTGTTTTTCATATCCTTCTGATGCATCAAAAATTAATACAGGTGTTCCGATTTTACGATTCTTCTTTAAAACCATAATTATTACAGGTATATCTGTGTTTGTGAACATTCCTTCAGGAAGTCCAATAATCGCATCAATTAGTTCTTTATCAACAAGGCTTTGTCTTATTTCTCCTTCTGCAGCCCCCCTGAATAAAACTCCATGAGGTAGAACGATTCCCATAGTACCGTTTGTATCAAGGTGATATAGACCATGCATAAGGAAAGCATAATCTCCTTTATTATCAGGAGGTAGAATACCTCCAAGATATTCGAAACGTGGGTCTGTACCTTTTAGTCCTGAACGATTCCAGTTTTTTGCAGAGTATGGAGGATTCATTACAATAGCATCAAAAGCAATACCATTACCTGGTCTTGTAGGATCTTCCGGCCAATCTTCTGCAAGTGTATCACCATTTTTAATATCCATTTTTTTAGGATTTACACCATGAAGTAAAAGGTTCATGCGAGTAAGGTTATAAGTTGCAGTATTTTTTTCCTGTCCATAGTAATGAAGTTCTTTTGCATGTTCTTCATCCAAATGTCCTCGAACAGTAAGAAGCAAAGAGCCAGAACCTACTGTAGGGTCATAAATTGATTTAATATCAGAAGACTTTGCAGCAATCTGAGCAATAATCTCACTTACATAATGAGGAGTATAGAACTCTCCAGCCTTTTTACCACTTTCAAGAGCAAACATACCAATAAGATATTCATAAGCATCACCAAGAATATCATTCTCTTGAAGCTCAACCATGTTTAAGTCAGCAAAAAGCTTAATAAGTGATTTGATATTATCGCTTCTGTGTTTTAAGTCAGAACCAAGTGCAGTATCTGTTAAATCAAGATTAGAAAAAAGTCCTGTAAAATCTCCAGATTCACTTGAACCATTAACACTTTTTTCGAAATCACCTAAAGCTCTACTTACATTCTCAAGTTCAAAATTGCCTTCATTTATATCTATCATCCATGATTGATATAATTGGTTTGGTAAAACATAATATCCAAGTGTTTTTTTAAGATTTTGAATTAATTTATTACTTCCGTTTAATTCTCCAAATTTCTTTGTATTTTCAAGATATTCTTTTACTAAATCATCACCAGTAGCTTTAGACTTAGCATAAGAGGCATAAGTTTTAAGAGTTTTGTCACTTAAGAACTTATAGAACATAAGTCCAAGCATGTAATCCTTATAACGGCTGGCATCCATTGAACCACGAAGCTCATTAGCACCATTCCACAATCTACGCTGTATTTCTTCTTTTGAAACCATATTTATATTCCTCTTTTTTTCAGTTTTTTTTTATTATAAACATTCATTGTGTCAAATAATGACACTCTTAAATATTTTTGTTTAATACACAAACATCTCCAATATCACAGTCTAAAACCTTACAAATTTTTGCAAGACTTATCATTGAGACGTATTCACCTTTGTTTAGCTTTGCAACGATATTGGTTGAGATTCCGGCTAAGTCGATAAGATCGGTCTTGTTTTTATAACCTTTCTCTTTGTAGCGTTCCCAGAGTTTTGTGTAATCAACTTGCATAATTATATTAATTATAGCACAGTTTAGAGTTTTTAGGGATTAAAAATCACGATTTATCAAGAAAAAAAGTATTAAGCAAAATAATCATTTATGTTATATTCGTTTTAAGAGGTTTTTATGGGCTGCCCAGGTATCCAATATTATCCAGAAAAGACACAGATTATTTTCTTTGATTTAGAGTTTTACGTTCCAAAAGAGGACCGTGAAGGTAGAATGGGCTTAAAAGCCAATCCATATAGACCTGGCCATTTTTTAATAGGTGGCACGTTACATAGATATTATCCATTAGTCCATAAACGTACTCATGATTCAATAAAAGAATTTTGGATCTGGAATTATAAAAGTGAGAAAGAAATGATGGAAGAAATAATTACTTTCATCGAAGAGTCTTGGAATATAATCTATAAAAAAGATAACCAGGCAGAATTGTTTTATTCAGGTATTGGTATCAGTCGCGTTGATATTCAATATCTTTTTGCAAAAGCAAAACTTTTGGGAATAAAAACAGAAGAAGAACTTTTTAATCTTTTTTATAAAGGCCGTTTCCTGGATTTTGAAACAATCGTAATTCCTTATTTTAAGAATAAGGATAATATGATGAAAACTAAAACAACAAGAGATATTCTTTCTAAGTTTAAAATTGAAAGAGAAAGAGGTCCATCTGTTTCAGTATGGGAACAGTATGATTCAGGTGAATATGAAAAAATCCGAGAACGCAATGTAAATGAAGTATCAGATTTACCTGTTATGTATCAGGCAATTCTTACAAGAATTCATTCTGATTACATAGTTAAAAAATATTCAATTAATGGTTATACAAAACGAATAGAAAATTTTAATGCCATGGAAAAAAGCCTTTTCGACAGTTTTTATGATAAAGATGAAGAAGGCTGTTTTGTTCTTAAGAATGATTTAACCGATGAAAATAAAGAAACACTTTATCGTCTTCAATTAAAATCGTAAAAGTCATTTTAGGTAGAAAGGTTAATTCTTCTTTCTTCAACTTCATCAATCTCGCATTCAAAGAATTCAGCAGCTTTTAAGCCACCATGAATAAGATACATATCCCAATCAATATTGTGAGTGTCTAAAGCTTTTGCAGGATTTATAAGTTGGGTCAGTTTTACAATGAACATCATTAAGTAACCTCTGAACATAAAGCCTAGGGCAATTAAAAGACTTTGTGTTTCCCAAAGTATGTATTTTTTATCGCTTATTATGAACCAAATAGAATTACAGTATTTTACCATCTGTTTATGTTTTTCATCGGTTTCAAATACTGAGTAATAGTCGTATAGAATATCAACTATGTTATCTATATCATCCTGAGTAAAGCTCTTAAACTCGTAGCAGATTCCATCTGCTTTATCAATTATGTCAATGATCTTTCTATAATACTTTGGATTGTCTAAATACTTAACATACTTTGTAAGCTTCTTATCCAGGTTCATGAGCACCTCACACAGTTATTTTGATAAAGACTTTATTCTCCTTGTTGCCGGTTATTTTGCATTCCTGCCAGTCTTCATTATTATTTATCGACATTTCAATGGCTTCATAATAACGATTAAGAAGAATGTGTTTATTTTCTGTATGAGGTTGCAGCTTAATTTCTAAACTTATTATAAATACTGTGTTTTCAATAATCCTATCTTTTTCAGAATATTCAGTTTCTTCTATATTAAATGTGAATGAAGGAGTTTTAATACAGTTTTCTTCAAGGCTCTTGTTTTCAAAAGGCTTTAAGATAATTCCGTCATTATGTTCCTTATTGATTTTCTCAATACTTTCAGGAAGCTTTTGAATTAAGAGATGTTCCAGTTCTTTGTAAACAATTTCAAAACTTTTCATTATAGCGTTTTTCTTCTATATAAATAGATTATGTTCTGTATATCCTGTGGCATTTCAAAACAAGAATCATCCTCGTGATTTTTCTGTTTAATAAACTCTTTCTTTTTAAGAAGGAAAAGTTTTATGATTGCCTCTTTCAAATCAGAGGGTAAGGTGTCATCTGTGTAACCTGCATTATAATTGAGGAACACAACATGTCCTTCAAGTTTTGGGTCTATAAAATATATGGTCCTTCCGTCAATCACGCAGTTAGGAACACGGAGCTTTGTGTTCATGTCTATGATGTTTACCATTTCAGTAATATGATCCTGGTCGGTATAAACTTTACAGTCTCTTATTGTCTGGAGTTCGTTGTAGTTTTTATCTTCTATATTGAAGCCAAGATTTTTCTCAACAAAAGAAAGTGTTGCATTAAAGATAATACAATCTGTATCTATTTCATCTGCATTAAGCTCTAAAATCTTCTGCAGTTCTTCAAATGGAAATGGAATCATAAATCCTCGTCATCGGTAAAACGGGGCAAAGACAATTGTAACCTTCGTTCAGCCAAATGCAAGGCCAAGCCCTTCGGGTTGCTTCGCAAGCCTTGCATTTGTCTTCACTTCGGTTTTGTAATTTTCGCCCCCGTTTTCCAAAGGCAAAAATACTTTTGTCTTTGGTATCAGGTAATAAACATCACGCTTTTTGCGGTATGTTATTCTTCTGCGGTTTTCAAAAGAACCATGTTCTTTTTTGGGCGGGTAACAAGGAAGCCGTCACGCTTTCTGAAGCGCATAAAGAGCTCGCCATATTCGAGTCCTTCTGTTGTTTCATCAAAGCGTTTGATTTCAATTTCCTTGCGGTTACCGTGGATGATTCTCTTTGGATTCATAAAGATGGCAATCACGCTGTCAGCTTCGATGTCGGCAAGCTGCGGCATCAGGCGGCTTTCAACAACGTCGTAGCCGTCAATGCGTCCTGGCATTCCGTCGCCTGGCTTTCTCCAGATTGGGTTGTGGTTGTCGTCCTGAATGTTGGCGATGTGATTCAAGAAAGTTTCGTGCAAGAACCACTTGCAGTATTTTCTTTCTTCCGGCTCAACCATCAATTCAGCTTTGCGGAAGTCGAGGTATGTCAGATGTGTTTCATCTGTTCCCTGAATGCGGCACACTTCGGCATGTGTCATATTCATTGCACCTGTGAATGGGTCATCATCGGCAATCAAGCACTGGCGGTCAAACTCCTGTCCGTAAGCTTCGGTGAAGTCTTCGAGGAACATCTTACCGAGGTCAACAAAAACATCTTCTCCGAACTCATCGAAGAATGGAACATAGCCTGCAAGTGTGTAAGCTTTGAGCTCTGTTCTTGTCGGCATGTTTGATTTTGTTGCGTCAATTTTCTGACCGTAAGAAGTCAGCCATTTTAATTCAATTCCGCCGCGGTCTCTTTCCGGAATGAAGATAGATGGTCCATTCATTGGGCGATGAGTTACGAGGTTCATCATCTGAGACTGTTTTGCAGCTTCCTGCATAATTGTCTCTTCGTAAATCGGATTGATAAGATACTGGTCATTGTTTGCCAAGTTTCCGATTGGCTCACCGAGTACGGCTTTAGATGGAACAAAGCCTTTTCCGGTCTCCCAAGAGAAGTCTTTCGGATTGTTCCATTTTTCAGCTCTGATATTTGGAGTGAATTTCAATTCACCCAAAGTCTGCTGGTCCTTATTCCAGGCAGCGCAAAGAGCTTTACCAAGATTGTAATGAACATCACGCAAAGAAAGCTGCTGCATTTTTGTGTCAGCCTGTTTCATTGTTTCGCGGAAGTTCTTGATTGCATCCTTGCAACCAAGAATCTCTGATGTAGTAGCATCCTCGGTATCTCCGAGAATCTTCAACATCTGTTCTGTAATTTCCTGCTGTTCCAGGAAATACTTGTTGATTTGTTCAACAGTTGCAGCTTCACTTGGAAGATTAGCTTTCATATTGTCCAATCTTTTGTGAAGAGCTAAAATAACTTCATTCATCATCAGCCCCCTTAAGCTTGTTGGTGAAATAGAGGAAGCCCTGTTCCAGCAGAGCTTCCTCGTTTTTTTTTACGACTTACGCACCGACTTTACCAAGTCCTGCACGCAGCTTATCCCAATAAGAAAGTTCTTCAGGTTCCTGAATTACTTCCGTTATTTCAAGTTTTTTCATACCGCTTCTGGCAAACGGATTTGCCGGAACACAACAGATAGAAAATTCTAAAAGCTCCTGCTTTCGGAAAATCAGATCGCATTCGCGGTCCTTGGCTTCCAGAAACTCAACTTCTTCTGCAAGAAAACCAACCGAACCGCAGCGCAGAGCTCCGGCCTTTACACGCTGGCCAATGCTCCAGCCGAACTCGTCAAACTCCTTGTCGTTGAAAACAATGTCACCTTCAAGGACACTTTCAGCTTTCACGTTTTCGGCGTAGCCTATAGCCGGAATGGTGTAGTCATGGCTCCAGAGCACAACAGGATTTGCAAGATAGTTCTTTAAGTTCCATCCGGCTGGGTCAACTTTCTCAAAGTCGCGGTCTACATCAAAGGTGCTCATTACCCAATGGAATGAATCTTTCTGAACATCAATGCTCTTAAAGATTTCAACCTGTGGCGAAACTTTTCCTGAATGTGAGTTTTCTTTTAAGAACTTCAAAAGCTTTTCATGGCTTCCAAGTTCTTTGTTTTCAACGCCATCAATCTTTATTATCATTTTCTCCTCCAGCTGTTTGACTAAAATATCTTTTGCAGAGCAACTCTAAATCACCCGGCTTGTAGTAGCCGATTTTTCTTTTAATACGTTTGATATAATGGCTTACCGTGCCCGCCTTAAATCCTGTGCGATAACAAATCTCTTTTGCACAGTAGCCTTTAGAAAGATACAAAGCAATTTCCATTTCAGTAGTTGTTATTTCTGAAATAAACTCTCTGTCCAAAAGATAATCTTCTTCCTCAAAGCTTCTCGCAACAGAATCTGGATAAACTTTTTTACCCGACTGAATTAGAAGAACGGACTTTTTGAAAAATTCTTTATTCTCAATATTTGGAATAAAACCATTAACACCAAGCTGATGGATTCTCATCGCAAAGTAATGAGAAACATCATCCAAATCAACAAAGTAAGTAAGCGCCTTATCATTCAAATAATGGATTCTTACAAGCTCATAAGAAATCACAAAGCCCAGAAAGTATTTGTCAAAAATGATTGCAATATCATCCTTGTCATACTTAATGGCATTATGAATCTCATGAATGCTTTTGCAGATAATAACGTTATTATCTCCCAGTAAAGAAGATACGGTCTCATTTACAATGTTTTGGATTTCTATGTCGCAGCAGGCGACTACAATTTTGTTTATCATAAATTATCACCTTTTGAATTATCTCCAGAACTAACGGGTACCAGTGAAGAAGCTCTAAACCAGATATCACCCCAGGGCTTAGTGTCCTGACCTCGGCTTCGTAAAACATCGTTAATTGTTTTTAGACCAGCGTTGATTTCAGCAATATCTCTATTGCTCTGAGCATCCTCGCTATCCTGCAGCTCTGGTATTGTTTCAAGATTAAAAGTACCAGTCTCTGTTAAGCCGAATCGCTTAAAGAACTGAACTTCCAGCACCTCTTCAAAATTCTTAAGAAGAGGAATAAGTGTATAATTCCAAAAAGCACGATGCTGAGAGTCGGTGTCTGTACCGCTTAAGGAACTTTTCGAATCCTCTATATTTGCAACTCTAGGCGGAATGCCATACTTTGCGAGAAGCGTATATAAGTTCCACTTTTTCATATCGTAAAGCTTCAGAACATCAGGGCTAAAAGTCAACGGCTGATATTCCGTTCCTTTACCGAGTACGGCTACACGGTTTTTCATACCGCGTCCATATTTCTTATCCCAAGTTCTTGCAAGGAGTTCTGCCTCGGCTTCCGTCAGTACCTGGTCAGTCTTGAGCAGACCTTTAGGCACACCTCCTTCTTTGAGTAAGCCGGTATTTTGTTTTGCAGCAAGTAAATCCTGTTCAACCTCAAGTCCAAGGCTCACTAGAGGACTAACTCCACGGAAAGAATTCCATGGGTTCCAGTCCTTAAAGTGAATAATTTCATCCGGAAGAATAACTACGGGCCTTCCGCATCCTTCTTCCGTGTATACCCATTTAGTGACTTTGCCGTTGTCCACGACATGCTGCATATTTCTAGGATTTAAAATATAAATTTCTTGAGGAAGGCCGCAGCTGTAACTCTCTCCAAACCACCAGAACGCTTCACCGTCCAGACTCCACCAGGCGCAGGTCTGTTTCCATAAGTCAAAGCGGCTCATCTGTCTGTTCGGGTAGTGAAAGAGTTTCGCTAAAGCGGAATCTTTTTGAACTTTACCATTTTTCTTAATTTCAAATTCAGCACGCGCCACGTTACGCGTAAGAATATCTATACACACCGATACCCACGCATGCTGGAGATATGGATCTGTGCAGGTCTTCTTTTCACGAACAGAAAAGTCATCCGTAACAGATTCATTGTTAATTTCCGAAAAACTTCTAAGCTGCTTTTTTGGTTTTCGTCTGTTAAATAATCCCATATTATTTATCGGTAAACTGCTAAACCATTACAACACCACTTGTTACCGCAGAAAAAATTGCATAACGCATAGCGTCCATATAATGGTCATTTACTTTTACAATCTGATTATTCTCGTCTCGGGAATAATCCCAAATCTCTCCAAGAACTCCGGTACAGTCTTTGCAAACAAAAAACTTTCCGCGTTCAATCAAGGCAATAATGTAATCAATTCCTGCATCCACAGAGTTATTAGCTTTTACACCTCCAGGTACTTCCTGTATACGCTCGCCACCTGCCGGGTCACAGTAGGTAACAAAGCTCTCGTCATACCAACCCTTGGCAGTCTGGTTTTCTACACTGGTTTTAGTAGTGATGTTAAATCCGCCATAGTCGCCTATGACGTAAACACAATCTCCAACCCAACCAATCTTTACAGCCGCAATGTGTAAGCCAAAGTCCTGACCGCCAGTGTATTTATCAAACTCGGCTGGAAGTTTATCACGAGGAATAATCATAGATTCCTCAAATTTCTCGTAAACGCTGCCTTCCGGTTTTACCCAAAGACCGTCACGGAATCGGGCTCGTTGCTTTTCCGGCATGTTGTCCAGAATGTCGCTGATGTAATCTTCATCAAGATTTTCAGCATTATCCATCGGGTTCAAAACAGCAGAAGCATAAAGCTCCGGCTTGTTTAATTTTTCATCCGTCCGAGGTTCAATCTTTCGAATGAAAACTTTATAAGCCCAGTGCATCGGCGAACACGGGTTGCAGTCGTAAAAGAACTTGTTCTTACAACCTTCAACTTTCATAGCCAAACGGCTGTAAGCTGTCGTTATTGCAGAGTAGGAAATCTGGCTTACTTCGTTAAAGTAAATCGTCACATACTCGTGCCCCAGAATCCTATCTACCTGTTCCTTATCACCAAGTCCGCCAATCCAAATCTCGCTGCCGTTCCACAAGGTAATCAAACCGTCGTGTACGTTAGCCTTGTAGTTGTGCGCTCCAATAGTTTTGTTTAACCAGGGAAGTAAAGTCTCATGCAGTACAGAGCTTCTGGCATCTTTTGCTCTAAAGCGGCAAATCAAATGTCTGCTTCCAGGATAGCGGCAAGCACGAAAGATAATTGCCATAACAATTACCGTAGTCTTACCAGACCTCGAACCACCAAAAAGCAGAATGTGCTTTGCATTAGAGGCAAGCAGTGCCAGTGCTTTTTTCTGTACAGCTGTCGGCTTAAAGAGTTCCCTCATTACAAATCCTTAAAGCTGTCCACAAAATTAATTGCCAGTTCCCCCTGAACCGGCTTATTGTTTTCTTTGTCCGCACCTGTAATAAACGAATCCAGCTTTGCAGACCGTTCAAGTAAATCCATTGCGCCATCTGCATCCAGCTTTTCCGGATCCAGAGTCTTAAGGCGTTTTCCTACAAGCTCGTCAAAACCGTTAAGCATTTCCATCTGACGTTTTTTTCGTTCAACACGTTCTGCAATCAGTTCACGCTCTGTTTCCTTTGCCACATACTCATCGTATAGGGCAGCTCTTTCATTCCAGTTGAACAGTCTTGCATAACGTGCCCACGAGCCATACTTTTTCGGATCTATTTCGTGTAGCTCAAGGCAAGCTTTAATGCTGCGCTTGTAGCCCATATTCCTGAACATGCAGAAAGCCTTAAATGCTTTGGGACTCTCGGCTTCTAAACGAGTCTCCCAGCATTTAGGTTCTGCCTGTTCACCAAGATTGCCGGTTGGTATGTCAGCAACTTGTCCTCCCAAATTAAAAATCCTCCTGCCTCAAGGCAAATATTAGATTCTATTTCTGTATCAGAATCTTTTCCTGTTCATACCGAACAAGATTTTCTCTTTCAGATTTCTGCAACCTCACAGGCCGCCCATGGTTCATAGTTAAAGAAACGGTGAACTCTCCAAACTCTCTGTTACGCAGACAGTCAGAAAAAAGCTCCTGAATCTTGTCCAGCACATCAACATCATTTTTCAAAATCATCTTCCACCTCGTCATCCATCGAATGTACAGGCTGGACCACATTATTACCAATCCAGTCAAACAAGTCCTTCTGGCGGAAAACAATCCGCTTACCAATCTTTGCATAAGGAACAAAGCCACCTTTCACAAGCGTGTACAAAAAGTATTTGCTTATAGTCAGATAGGCTGCAGCTTCTGCAATACACATAATCTCAGGAAAGTTAGTCTTCCTGTTCAACAGCAAGTCTTCATCCTTCATACTTTTTCCTTCGGGCAGTAGGAAGAATCTGGGCTTTCTTCATCTGCTCTCGTAACTTAATCTTGAGAAAATAATAAAGCCTTTTGAATGACAGCAACTGAACAAAATGTTTGGGGGTTTATACAAAAAGTTTGCAACTTCATACAAAAAGTTTTCACTTTTGCAAACTTTTCAAAGTTAAATAAAAAAGCCCCTGCATAGTGCAAGGGCTTAAAGGACTAAGCAACATTCTGTAAAATATTATCACGGCACAATTCAAAAATCTCACGTATAGAATTAAAGTGCTCGTCAGTCATATGGTCAGCATAGTGCTTAGTCATGGCAGGTGTTGTGTGTCCAAGAATTGCCTGAACGTTTCTCATGTCAGTCATGTTAGCAAGGTAGGTCGCACAGAAATGTCGCAAACTGTAGAAATCTATATTGCGTTCTTTACGCTGTTCTTCTGAAACTCCAATCTTGTGTAGAGCTTCAAAGAATCCGTCATCATAGTACTGAGGCAGGAACGGATTATAATCATTTGCTTTCGACCAGAATACAAAACTTTCGTCATTTGCATTCGGGCAGCGTTGCGCCTGTGCAAGGAGTCTTATAATAATATTATGAGCAACCGGAACTTTTCGAATCAGGTTAGTTTTAGTACTCTTCAAAAATCCCGTGCGGTGCCAGCTGTGGCGGATAGTAATCAAATCATTATCAAAATCAATATCACGAACCTGCAAGCCCGAAATCTCTCCTGGTCTCAAGCCACTAAAGGCAGATAAATTGAATGCCAGGTACATAACCTCGTTATCCCAATCAAGCTCGTACAGCTGCTTAATTTCTTTCTCGCTTGGAATACCGCGGGCAGTCGCGTCGCTCTTAGAAAAGGCCTCAACATTTGCCATCGGATTAGAACGTATAACACCTTTATTCTTTAGCCACTTCAATCCGGTTGCACCACAGGTGCGTGCATGGTTTATAGTCGCTCCCTTCAAATGACGGAAATTAGCAAGCTCCTGCAGAAAGTCTTCAAGGTACTGTTCCGAAAGTTCACCAACAGTAAACTCTTCGCCAAAGAACGGCATCCAGTAACGGTCCACCATACCGCGCATTTCTTTACAGTGGTAATCACCGATAGACTTCTTATGCGCACGTTTATTCTGAATATATTCAGACTTCTCCGGAGTCCAGAAGTTGCGGAGGAATTCACAAAGCTTAATTGTGCAATCAGGATTCAAAGGCTCATAAACTTTCTGAGCAACATCTTCCGGCAAGAGTCCAGAATCTGCAAGGGCGTTTTTCTTGTGAACCACAACAACCTTTTTCTTAGGAGCCGGCTCTTCAACAGGCGCAGCTTTTACAGGTTCAGATTCTACTACCGGAGTAGGAGCAACTGTCTGAACAGGAGTACCTTCAAATCTAAACTTTGCGCAAAGCTTTTCATAAAGAGTTTGAGCTTCGTCAAAAGTCAGACGATTCAAAAGGTTTTCAAAATCAAAGGCAGAATCATAATCAGGTTTTCGTTTTTGCTTGGCAGGAGCACCTCTTGTATACCAGGTCATCGCAAGCTGCAGGGCTTCATCATAGTTTTTGGTATGAGTGCTCTTGTAATTAGTTCTGGTTCCAGTTTCCCTATTGGTAAAAGAAACGACGTAATAACCATTAGCGTTGAGTCTAAGATAATAAGGTCTCATAAAAACTCCTGTCCAAGACACCAT